CAAACCCCATGCTTGCTTCTCTGAAAGGAAAACGGTTTGTCACGATGGCTGAGAGCAACCAGTACGGCAAGTTGGACGAGGAAACCATTAAGCAGCTCACCGGCGGTGAGGAAATCAAAGCTCGTAACCTCTACGAAGCAGCCACAACTTTTCTTCCTCAGTTCACTCTTTGGCTCTCCTGTAATGACCTTCCCTCGGTCAACGATAAGTCCCTGTTCGCTTCTGACCGTGTTCGGGTGATTGAGTTCAACCGGCATTTCACGGAAGAAGAGCAGGATAAAAACCTGAAAAATGAGTTCCAGACCCAAGAAGCTATGCAGGGTATCTTTGCTTGGCTGGTTGCTGGGTATTTCAAGTACAAGCGGTTCGGATTGAAAATGTCCCCAGAAATGAGGAAGGTCATCAAGCAGTATGAGCGTGACAACGATCTTGTCTTACAGTTCTTGGAAGAGAAATGTGAACAGGTCGATGGGGCTACCACCAGAGCCAAGAGCCTGTATGACTCTTATAAGATTTGGTGCAAGTCCAATGGGTATTTCGTGTGCAGCGCAAAGCGGTTCAACGCTGATATGCTGACACACCCAGAATGGCACAGCGGCAAGATCACCTATCAGGGCTACCCAGCCTATCGGGACATTCAGTTGAAGGGGTGACATTATGGGCGAATATATCAACCGGGAAGTGCCAAAAGAACACCAACCTGCCGATGTTACTCCAATGCGGCATGGTTGTTGGAAGAACCGTGGAATTGCAATGGCTTGTAGCCTGTGTAATGCTGACCTTGTGATGGAGCAAGGGACGGCAGAAATGAATTACTGCCCCAACTGCGGGGCGAAGATGGATTTGGAATAAGGAGGGTAATTTGAAGCATGAACTACAACGAGGTTATTGACACCCTCACCAGAGAGATCGACAACGATACCAGCCGCTTACTCCCTGTTTCTGGCAAACTTTTGCTCTTTGGTTCTCAGGAAAGCGTGTTCCTGAAATCCATCAAGAAAAAAGCTGACATTCTCGGTATCCAATATGAGCACACCCTTAATTTCACTCCACCTTATGCGGGAGCCGTGGTCGATACCGAAACCTGTTCTCTCGGTATACGGATTTCTCCCAATGCGGACATTGACCACTCTTTTTCTGAGGGTATGTCGAGTGTAAGCAAGGCTATATTCTTGCTACTATCTACCGACATGGTATGCGGCAAGGATATTACCATCATAGGTCGAGGTCATTCGGTAAAGGGTTTGGCTCAGGTATTGATTGACAATCATGCGACTGTAACCGTGGCTCATTCCAAAACCAAAAGTCTTTTGAACGCAACTCTGAACCGTGATGTGGTCATTTATGCAACGCCGACTATAACCCAAGACATTTCCTACAACACCCGTAATTTGGCTATTGATCTTGGCAACAGCGTTCCTCACCCGAACCGCTTTTGTTGCCCCTATGTGAACCGAATTGGTAAGCTCACCGTGAGCATTTTACTGAACGAATTTGTCAGGAAAGCGTATGGTGAGTGATATGCAAAGAATTAGCAAGAGTGAATATTACCTCTCTATCGCAAAAACTGTGGCTCTTCGTTCTACCTGTCTTCGGCGGCAATATGGAGCGGTCATTGTCAAGAATGATCGTATCATTTCTACTGGCTATAACGGCTCTGCTGCCGGGGAGCCAAACTGTTGCGACACAGGCGTGTGTGTCCGTGAGCAGATGGATATACCTCACGGGGAGAGATATGAACTGTGTGTGGCTCTACACGCAGAGGACAACGCAATCACCCAGGCTGGACGAGAAGCGAAGGGTGCAATTTTGTACTTGGCTGGATTTGAGAATGGGAAAGAAATTCATGCAGAACCCTGTTTGATGTGCCGAAGGAAGATTAAGAACGCTGGAATAGATCGTGTCGTGTGCTCGTGAGCCGTTTGGTGATAAAGGTGATAAAAGTGAGTGATTAAACGAAAAGTCTTTTTCATTTCACTATGCACGAGAAGATTGAAAACTATATTTTTGAGTGGTTAGGTGACCCATTTTCCGTTTTTACTACAAATCCCCTTATAGAGCTGTCTATAAGGAGTATTTGTGCCATTTTTCAGAAATGGGTCACCTAAACTCACCTGAAAGGAGATTATTATGAGTGAAGAATTAGCTCCGAAGCGGGGCCGTGGTAGACCGAAGGGAACTGGCGGGAACAAGCGTCCTGACAAGACCGTGCAGCTTGAACCGGGAGATAATCGGAAGTATATCATGCACGATATGAAGATGTGGGATTGGCCCTCTGTGGATATGACCAAGCCGGAGGATGTGTCTGAGCGGATTGCTAATTATTTTACGATTTGTGCTGAGGATGATATGAAGCCCAGTGTAGCAGGAATGGCGTTAGCGTTTGGTATTGACCGAGCGACTTTATGGAAGTGGGCAAATGGTGTAGAAAGTGCCTATATTCCAACCGAAAGTCGCAATCTGATAAAAAAAGCGTATCAACTTTTGAACGCTCAGATGGAAAATTATATGCAGAACGGCAAGATCAATCCGGTTGCCGGTATCTTTCTGATGAAGAACAACATGGGCTATCAGGATAAGCAGGAAATGGTTTTGACCCCCAACAATCCGCTCGGAGATCAGGTGCAGCCGGAAACTCTGCAACAGAAATACTTGGAAGCGACTGCCGCCGACTATGACGGGGACGAGTGAGCGACTTTGCGACTATCGACTATGCCCAGCGACTTTCCCGCTCGAAGGTTAGCGACTTTCGTTTCCTACTTTGCGACTATCGACTATGCCGCCGAGCTTCCGTATGAGGTTCGGCGGTTCTCTTTCCCCTGGTGGCTGAAATCGTCCAGGCGGTTCCCGCTCCGGCGGTGGGTTCCTGGTTCCCGGCCTGGTTGTTGATCTGGTGCAGTCGGTGCCCTGGTGCTTTTTTTCTTGCCTATATAATGTATAGACGGGGCGGCTTGCATATAATCTTGATTTATTTTTATATTTACTATTGACAAGTAAATGCAAGCGTGGTATCTTGTATTTACAGAAACGCAGTAAATGTAAATGCAATCGAGAAAGGGCGGTTACTTATGAGAATGTATGATCTTCCGGTTATGGTAGGCCGGGAAAAGTCCTTTTACGGGAAAGCCCGTATCATTGAAAAGGATAACGGGGAAAAGGTGCTGCAATCGTATAGCACGGAAGTTTGCAAGATCACAACCGGCGGGCTGTTCGTCCGGTTGTGGGACGGGTACAGTGTAACCACTATGCGGCATATCAATAGCTTTCTTTCCTTTTTCGGGATTGACGGCGGCGGTAAAGCCTGGTGGGACGGGTTGACGGTAGGAAAGGCGGTATAAATATGAAATACAAGACAACGCAGCGGGCTATCAAAGAAGGATATTCTTTTATTATCAAAGTTTCCTATTGTAGATTGCAAACACTGTTGGCGTATGAAAGCCCGGTAGCCTATACGGTACGCCGGGAAGGGTGGGCCGCTGATATTTACGATATAGGCGGCGGGGTTGCTATTGTAACAGGGTATGCCCCTTTCGGTAACATTGTACCGGGTTATGAGTTTAACCGGGAATGGGAAGAAAAGGCCGAAAAAATTAGATATGATTATTCCCTTTCGTGGGAAGTGCAGCGGGATAAAATGAAAGATCTTGTGCGGGAATATGTAAAGGCGGTGTTAAAAAGTGAATAAGCGGGAATATTGCGAAAGCCGGGAAAGCGTGGCCTATTATAGCGGCTTGAATGGGCTTGAAATTAAAGGTATCGAGTATGGTATTGACGATTATATTTATTGCGTTTCCGGGGCGTGGGGTGGCGGTAAACAGTACCACCGCTGTAAAATCTACTATCCCGCAAACGGTAAAGATAGCGCATTTTTCCGGGTTCACGGGTACCGGGTGCCGTTGGACGAGTGTATTAGAATGGGGGGTATAATCATGAGTAAAGTATATGTTAGACAGATTGAACCAGAGTATCAGGAAAGCCCGCTTTTCCTTTTCGAGTGCTTCCCGGATAATATCGTTGTTACCGGTAACCGTGATTATAACTCACACACAACGCCGTTGTTTGATCGTGTGCGTGATACTCTGGACAGCGGAGAGTTAACGGAAGCCCTGGACGATATAAAAACAGGTGGCTATTACAAGAACGCTACGGAAGCCGTAAATGATCTTTTACCCCCTGAAAAGGGTAAGTATAGCACCAGGGATATACACGCCTTGAAAGGGCTTGTAAAGGCCTACATGGAAGCCGGAAGCCTGGAAGAGAATAATATTATATGCAAGGTTCTTTCTCTGGTGAGCGGTTCCCCGTGGGAATGGGCTATTATCCGGGGTTGTTGTCAAGGTGAGTGGCAAGAAGTATTTTATCCAGTGAATGAGTGGAACCGGGAAGCCCTTGCAGCGTTTGAGGTTCAATATTTTAACACTGGTTCAGAGTGGATTATACATGATGAAGAGAATACCCCGGAAGGGCCGGAAGATATAAGCGGGTATAGCTGCTATATAGTAGCCGATACAGAAGAGGGCATTAGAAAAGAGCTTGCAGCCGTGGCCGGTTGTGCGCCGTCTGATCTGGTTATATGGGCATTTGATGAATTTATCAGAGTAGCACAATATAAGGCGGTGTAAATGTGTATATAGTTTTGCTGATCTTGCTTTTACCAGTTCAAATAATTCTTGAATTGATGAAGTTTAATAAATGAGTTTGCCGCCCTGGTTCATTCCGGGGCGGTTCTTTTATGCTTTTTCAGGGTGCAGCCGGGGCCGGTTGCCTATACCGGGGCCGGGGGATATATCCACCGCCACCGGGCCGGGGTGAGTGGCGAAAATTCCCACAAAAATAAAAAGGCTTTATTCCTAACAAACTTCATTCAGTTACAAATCTTATTCAGTAACAAAATATTTTCAACTCTCTATTGACAACAAAATAAATTCAGTGTATAGTGTCATCAAGAGGTGATTACCATGTATATCAACAAGGCTATCCGAGATTTGATGAAAGCGAAAAATGTTTCTCTTCTGACCATGGCAAAGGCTCTTGGTAAAGAGCGTGGCAATGAAATCAGCTCTCGGCTGAGAAGCACTAACCTGTCCTTCAACAGCGCAGTCGAAATGCTGTCCGCCCTGGGTTATGAGGTGGTCATTCAGGAGAGAAAGCCCGGAGTCCGCAGAGCTGACCAAATCCTGATTGACCAGAAGGAAGACCCGAAGTATGACCTGGACGCTCTATTGGGGTCAGGTGGTGATGGCAAGTGAAATATGGCTATGGTCGGGTATCAGCCAAAGACCAAAACCTTGCTCGTCAGCTTGCCGCCTTGAAAGCCTATGCTCCTGATCTGGATGATGACCATATCTTCACCGATAAACAAAGCGGAAAGAATTTCAACCGGGAGCATTACTTAAAGCTAAAATCAATCTTGGTTCCCGGTGATGAAATTTTGGTTGAGGAATTAGACCGGTTTGGACGGAATAAAGTGGAAATAAAAGCCGAGTTGGAGTGGTTCAAGGAGCATGGTGTTATTGTCAGGGTGTTTGATGTTCCTACTACACTGATGGACTTCCATGGACAGGATTGGATTGGCGAGATGGTCAATAATATTCTGATTGAAGTCATGGGAGCAATGGCGGAGCAAGAGCGGAAGAAGATACGGAAGCGTCAGGCCGAAGGGATAGCCGCTATGCCAGTGGTTGGAGGGAGAAAGGTATCTGCTAAAACAGGAAGAGGGTTTGGCCGTCCTGCTTATGAGATTGACCTTGATAAATTTAAGGCCCTGGTGCAAAAGCAGAAAGAAGGGCTGGTTACGGTGAATGACGCTTGCCGTCAACTTGGTATCAGCAGACCTACATGGTATGAGAAAGTGCGAAAGGTGGTGTGAACTTATGGGACAGTACGACAATTACAGTAATGAGAAAAATATCGCCAAAGCACAAAAGAGGCTGGATAAACTATCGGTAAAATGCAACTCTGATTTGTACGAAGTGGAGTTGGCCCGAAAGGAATTGGAAACTGCAAGGCTGTTTGAACGGTGTCAAATCTTTGGGACAGAGGGTTGGAGAAAGAGTATTTATAATCCTAATGCTAATATCATGTTCAGTGATGATAACGAGGTTATGATGTTCTTTGATAAGTTAATCCCCTATCGAGATATAAGCTCCTACGCCATTATTGAAAACATCGTCAAGGAAGCACATACTAAGACCAAGAAGACCGGGGCAATAACAAGGGCTATTGTGGGTGGGGCGATTGCCGGAGGGGTTGGAGTCGTGACCGGGGCGATTACTGCGGGGTCAAAGTCCAGCACCATCGTACATGAAATACCGGACGGGTTCTTTCTGCAAATCTTTATGAAAGACGGTTCCGGGTATCAGTGTCCGGTTCCGAGCAACGGAACAATCTCCAATAAAGTTCCGAAGATGTGGCTCCACTTGGCGAGTAAATTACAGGCCATCGTGGAGAGGAATAAAGAATAAATAGGCTCACGCAAAGGCGGGAGTAACAGCCATTACGGGCTATCGGAGAAATCCGGTAGCCCTTTTTCTTTTCAGGAGGTCATTATGAAAATTGATGTACTGGGTACGAAATATAATCTGCGCCGGGTCAATTATAACCAGGACGAGTTCATGCGGAAGATGAACTATGGCGGCTACTGTGATAACAACACCAAAGAGATCGTTATTCTCAATCTCAGAAGCACCCCGGATTGGGCTGAGGCTCAGGAAGAAGTCATTCAGCGTATGGAGAAATGTACTATCAGACATGAGTTGGTTCACGCTTTCCTCAATGAGTCCGGGTTACAGTGAAATAGCTTTGCCCCGGATAAAGCGTGGGCCAAAAACGAGGAAATGGTTGACTGGTTTGCCATCCAGTTTCCGAAGATGTATGAAGCGTTCCGGCTTGCCGGAGGGATTTGAGGTGATTTTATGGATTATCGGAAACTGGCAGACAGTATTAAGCGGCATATTGGGAATAAGCCAGAAGATCATGTCGCCTATATTGACCTGTTATCCCTTTGCCGCCAGTGGGAAGCGGAAGATTTTCAAGCGGCGCACGAGGTCAGTAAAGAGTTACGGGTTTTCTCGGCCAAGCAGTTACGCCGTACTTCTCCAAAAGAGGCAGAACATTTTTATGAGGCATGGAGGAAGAGCCTCTTGTTTGATGCTCCCCATAATTTTGACGCTTTTATGACTTATATTGAGCTTGACCGGAAGCCGGAAAAGCGGTTCTATGCTCCCCGGAGGCATTACCTGAAACCCATGGTGCAGGGGTTCCAAGATATTCTTGATAAAAAGCTGCGTCTTTTAACAATATCCATGCCGAAACGAGCGGGAAAGTCGCAAACAGGTATCAATTTTGTTAATATGCTCTCTGGCAAATTCCCTGACCGCTCTACACTGATGGAGGGAACCGGAGATGACCTTGTGAAGAGCTTCTATAACGGGTGCTTAGAATATCTGATGGCTCCGAATGAGTATCTATTCTATGATGTATTCCCGGATGCCCGTCTGGTGCAGACCGGAGCGGACACAAAGATCATCAACCTCAAATCCAAGTCCCGGTTCCCTACTATCATGTGCCGTTCCATTGATGCCCGTCAGGTAGGTTTGTCCGAGGCTACGAATGTGCTTTATCTGGATGACTGTGTGGAGGGCCGTGAAGAGGCGAAGAACCGCCAGCGGCTTGATGATAAATGGGAAGTGATTTCTGGCGATATTATGGGCCGAGCCATTGAGGGTACGCCCATGGTATTCACTGGCACCCGATACTCCATCTACGACCCTATTGGGCGTGTCCAGGAATATGCGGCACAGGAGAATTGGCCCTGGAGAGCCATTGAAATTCCGGCCCTTGATCTAATCACGGACGAGAGTAATTATGAGTATGAGCGAGAGGGTCAGAAGATTTTTACCACGGCATATTTCCGGGAGCAGAGGGAACTTCTATCCGCCGAGCAGTTTGAGAGTGAGTTCCAGCAACAGCCTTTTGAGGCCAAGGGTCTTCTGTTCAATAAGGATGAATTGAATTATTTCTTTGAGCTGCCTCCTGACCGGGAGCCGGACACCATCATTGCCGTAGGCGATACCGCCGAGAGTGGTTCGGACTCCACCTCTCTCCCGGTGGCCGTTATCTACGGCACCGAGGTTTATATTGTCGATGTGGTCTTTGATGACGCTCCCGCAGAGGTAACAAAACCGGAGTGTGCCAAATGCCTGATCTCCAACAAGGTCGCTTCTGCTACTTTTGAGGCCAACAATGCAGGTCAATATTATGCCCGTGATGTGGCAGAAATCATTCGGCAGCAAGGGTACTCCATTGGTATCAGAACGAAGCGGACGATTTCAAATAAGCAGACTCGAATTGAATTTGCCTCCGACAATATCAAGAAGAACTTCTATTTTAAGCACCCGTCCACTTACAAACGAGGCAGTCAGTATTGGAATTTCATGAAGGAGTTGACCACCTATACCCGAAGCGGCAAGGTTCCGCATGATGACGCACCTGACTCCCTGGCTCTTCTGGAAAACGAAATTCGTATGCTGGCCGGAGGGAAAATCGAAATCTTCAAGCGGCCATGTTGAAAAACTAAATATCCAATGGTATTATAAAGAGTTATTCATTGACAAGCATTGGATATTATGCTATCATGAAAGATGATAAAATGGCTCTTTGATAGGAGGTGACATGAATGGGAGGCAGAGCGTTATTTGGCCGCAGGGTGATTTATACCGATGTGGCCGCAATCAACGATAATAACATCATTGATGTTCTGCAAAAGGCCCTGTTCATTCACCTCATGAACCAGGCAGATATTAGTTATCTGTACCGATACTACAAGGGAGATCAGCCGGTTCTTTACCGGAAGAAAGAAGTTCGGCCTGAAATCAATAACAAAGTCGTTGAGAACCGAGCCAATGAAATCGTATCTTTCAAGGTTGGCTATCTGATGGGTGAGCCTGTCCAGTATGTCAGTCGTGGGGATGACGAGAAAATTGCCAAGAAAATCACGCAGCTCAATGATTATGCTTTGTCTGAGGATAAGGCCGCAAAGGATAAGGAGCTGGCTGATTGGTCGCACATTTGTGGAACTTCCTACCGCATGGTTCTTCCCGATGGTACGGCTGATGTGGAAGAGGACGAAGCTCCGTTTGAGATTTTCACGCTTGACCCTCGCTATTCCTTTGTGGTCTATTCCACGGCCCTGGGCAATCCCGCCATGATGGGTGTTCAATATATCCTGAAAGACGATGGAGTGTTGGTCTTTAGCTGTTATACCGCCGACCACTATTATGAGGTGGAAAACACTTGGGCAATCAGGCGGAGCGAGGAACAGTATTTGGGTATTCCCATCATTGAGTACCCGGCAAACAAAGCCCGTTTGGGTGCTTTTGAAATCGTCCTCCCTCTTCTGGACGCAATCAACAATGTGGAGTCTAACCGACTGGACGGCGTAGAGCAGTTTGTTCAGGCTCTTATGCTTTTCCACAATGTCGATATTTCTTCTTCGGATTATCGTGATCTACGGGAAGAGGGCGCAATCAAGTACAAAGATATTGACCCTCAGTTTAAGGCCGAGATTGAGTACCTGACTGCTGAACTGAACCAGACGCAAACGCAGACCCTTGTAGACAGTATGTATAATACAGTTCTCACGATCTGCGGTATGCCGAACCGAAATGGCGGTTCTTCCACCAGTGACACTGGTTCCGCCGTCATCATGCGAGATGGTTGGTCTGCGGCAGAAGCCAGAGCCAAGGACAGTGAATTGATGTTCAAGAAGTCGGAGAAGGAGTTTTTGAAAATCCTTCTTCGCATCTGCGACAACCTGAGCGATCTGAGCTTGAAGCTCTCTGCTATTGAAATTCGTTTCACTCGCCGCAATTATGAGAATATCTCGGAAAAGGCCAATGTGCTGATTACCATGCTGAACAATCCTAAAATTGCTCCGGTTCTGGCCTTTATCCATTGCGGAATGTTCTCTGACCCACAGGTTGCTTACAAAATGAGCATGGAGTATGCGGAAGAGCAGGAGAAAAAGGCGGTGGAGCTTGCCGTCAAGCAACAGAATAATAGGGAGGGTGAAAGGGATGAACCCGGTAGTGAACCTGACAGCAAAGGCAGTTCAGGAGATCAATGAAATCCTCTCTCGTGGCAAGGGAGTAGAGATTGCTGTGAGAAACGGCAAAGTGGTGGTTTGGGAAACCGCCAGCAAAAAGAAATATGAGGCCGTCATAGAGAGATGACGGTAACAGCCACTACGGGCTATCGGTAAGAGCGGAAACGCTTTTGCCGGTAGCTCTTTTTCTTTTGGTTTTAAGGCCGCAAGGCTTTGAATGGTCAGGGAAGACCTTAATCGCAAGGGGAGAAAACCCCACCAAAAACGGAAAATAGTGCTGAGTGAACAGCCTTGTTAAACGCAGGAGGTATTTGTTATGGCAAAGATTGACACCAGCAAGATTGAGGGGTATGCGAACATGACCCCTGAGCAAAAGCTGGCCGCTCTGGAAGGGTTTGAGTACGAGGACAACTCCGCAGAGCTGGAAAAGCAGAAGAACGCTCTTTCCAAGGCCAATTCTGAGGCCGCTGAGTGGAAGCGGAAGCACAATGCTCTTTTGTCCGAAGAGGAAAAGAAGAAGCAGGAAGACGCTGACAAGCTGGCTCAGATGGAACAGGAGCTTGCCGATCTCCGTAAGGGCAAGACCGTTTCCGAGTACAAAGCCAAGTTTGTAGCCCAGGGCTATGACGAGGCTCTAGCTGAGGAAACCGCTAAGGCCCTGGCTGACGGCGATAGTGCTAAGGTCTTTGCCAACCAGAGCAAATTCCTCGAAGAGTATGCGAAGAAGGTCAAAGCTGACGCAATCAAAAAGACCCCCAAGCCCGGTGCGGGTGCCGGTTCCGGCTCTGGCACCGAGGATGCCGTAGATTACGGCAAGAAGATCGAAGCGGCGCAAAAGAACGGTGATATTACCGCTGTCGCCTACTATACACGCCTGAAAGCCCAGGCCGAGGCCGAGGCTAAGGGTGAATAACCAGTAAAGGAGAGATTGATTTATGGCCGATACTCTGGCTACCAGTTTCGGAGTGTTGAATTACTCCGGTATGCTCTTCAATAAGGGTAATACCCGTTGCCCCCTGTCCTCCATCATCGGCGGCAGGGCCAAGACTACTAATCATGTCGAGTTCGTGACCGGTCAGGAGTACACCACTGGCGGCGGTGAGCAGCCCGCTATCAGTGAAACCGCTTCTCTGACGGCACCGCAGGCAAGTGTGATTACCCGCACTCAGAAGACCAATGTGACTCAGATTTTCATGGAAGCCGTAGGCATTTCCTATGCCAAGCAGTCCAACATGGGCACCCTGTCTGGCCTGAATGTTGCCAACCAGCAGGCTAATCCCATCAATGAGCTGGACTTCCAGGTGGCGGCGAAGATGCAGAAGGTCAACCGGGATATTGAGTTTACCTTTATTCAGGGCACCTTCAACAAGGCCACTTCTGATGCCACCATCAACAAGACCCGTGGACTGGTGGAGGCGATTACCACCAACACCAAGGCCATGTCCAGCAAGCCTCTCGGCCTGTGGGACATTGCTGACATGGTGAAGAAGATTTACGGTGCCAATGCTCCCACCGATGGCCTGTGCCTGTGGTGTGACGCTACCACGCTGTTCCAGGTCAATGCTGACGCTGTTCAGAATGGCCTTACCGTGGTTCCTGCTACCCGTGAGATCAACGGTATCGCTCTGTCCAGTGTGGTCACTCCCATCGGCGTGGTGTATCTGTACCTGGGCGAGTGTCTTCCCGCTGGTACGGCTCTGCTGCTGAACCTGAATGTGATCGCCCCTGTGTACCAGCCTGTCCCCGGAAAGGGCAACTTCTTCCTGGAGCCTCTGGCGAAGACCGGTGCCGGTGAGAAGTATCAGCTCTTCGGCCAGATTGGTCTTGACCATGGCCCTGAGTGGTATCATGGCAAGTTTACCGGCATTGCTCAGAGCTTTACCGCTCCCAAGTACAGCCGGAGCGTGTTCATTGCCAATGACGAGTCCAATCCCGTGAATACCAAGGAAGTCGGAGCTGGCGGCTAATTTGAAGAAAGGTAGGTGAAAAGTCATGACCGATACTGAAAAGCTGGCTATGCTTAAAGCTATGACCGGCGAAAAGGACGAGAGTGTGCTTTCCACCTACCTTTCTATCGCTGGCAATAAAATCTTGAAACGGGCTTATCCGTTCAACAGTACCGTAACCGTAGTACCTGACCGGTATGCCTACAATCAGGTGGAGATCGCCGCTTATCTGGTAAACAAGCGAGGTGCCGAGGGAGAAACAGCGCACAGTGAGAACGGTATTTCCCGTTCCTATGAAGACGGAGATGTGCCGCCTACACTCCTGCGTGAAATTGTTCCCTGTGCCAGCCTTATCGGGAAGGAGCCGGTGGTATGAGAGTTATGGAGCGCAACAAATCTGCTTACTGGTATCTGCTGTATGACAGAAAAGAGCCGGTAAAGGATGAAGAGGGTCACGAAACGGGCGATACCCGTGTGGTCTACAAAGAAGCCGTGAAACGGCGGGACAATGTTTCCGCCGCAACCGGTTCAGCTCAGGTGGAACAGTTTGGCAATTTCATCTCCTATGACAAGGTGATTGTCACGGACGATCTTACTTGCCCGATTGATGAAAATACCGTCCTGTTTATCGACAAGTCCCCTGAATATGACAATGACGGAAATCCTCTCTTTGACTACATCGTGAAGCGTGTTGCAAAGAGCCTCAATTCCATCTCTTATGCTGTGAGCAAGGTGACGGTATCGTGAAGACCATCAAAATTCCTTTGTCCGTAGCCGGTATTGACAACGCCATTCGAGAGATTAACCGGTATCAAAGCTGGTTGAAAGCGAAGACAAGTGTTCTGTTGGACAGATTGGCGCAAGAAGGTCTATCGGTAGCCTCTGCCAACTTCGCAAAGGCAGCGTATGACGGCACCAGTGATGTGTCTGTGTCTGTGGAGAAGAGAGGGGCCGGAGTTCGGGCCGTGGTTGCTGTGGGGGCATCGGTACTCTTCATCGAGTTCGGCACCGGCGTGACCTACCCGGATAATCACCCGGAAGCCGCAGAACATGGTATGCGCCGTGGAGAATATGGGGTAGGTCACGGTAAGCAGCCGTCTTGGGGTTACTACGGAGAACCCGGTACTAATGGTGTTATTCACACTAAAAAGGACGGAAAGGAAGTAGTCATCACCCAAGGCAATCCGGCCAATATGTCCATGTATGAAACCGTAAAACACTTGGAGGGTATCTTGCCCGGACTGGCAAAGGAGGTATTTCGATGATTGATGTGGAGAGTCAAATCTACACACCGATTGCGGTAGCCCTCCGGGAAACTTTTCCTGGTATTGATGTGAGCGGCGAGTATGTGAAAGCTCCATCCGCTTTTCCTCATGTGAGCATCGTGGAACAGGACAATTACCCCACTCTGGAACACCTGAGTACCAGCGACAAAGAGCTGTTCGCAACACTGATGTATGAGGTAAATGTCTATTCCAACAAATCGACCAGCAAGAAAAGCCAATGCCGGAACATCATGAAGGTCATTGATGATCTTATGTACCAGCGTAATTTCACCCGCATTTCCCTGTCCCCCATCCCCAACTTAGAGAACGCAAGTATCTACCGCCTTGTAGCTCGGTATCGGGCCGAAACAGACGGCACAAATCTTTACAGGAGGTAAGTTGAAATGGCGATTAGCACCTATAAGGTCTTTCTGATGAAGAAAGGCGATAGTGATGAAACCTATTCCAAGCTGTGTGACATTAAGGAGTTTCCCGACCTTGGCGGCGAACCCGAAATGTTAGAAACCACTACACTATCCGACAATATGCAGACCTATATTGCCGGTATTCAGTCCCTTGATGGCCTGTCCTTCACGGCAAACTACGACATGGCTACCTTTAAGAAGCTGAAAGAGCTGGAAGGTAAGGAAGACAGCTATGCCGTCTGGTTTGGTGGAACCGGGACTGGTAATGCTGTCATTCCTGATGGTTCCAATGGCAAGTTCGCCTTTAAGGGCCAACTGTCCGTATTCCCCGTGGGCGGCGGTGTAAACGAGGTTGTGGACATGAACATTTCCATTGCCCCGTCTACCCCCATCACTTTCTCTGATACCTAATCACAACGGCCTGACGATAAGGAGGATTTATCATGGCTAAGACGCTGACAATCAAAGACCCTGTTTCCGGTGAGAGCTATACGCTGGAATATACCCGCAAGACCGTAGAGATCATGGAGAAGCAGGGCTTCATTGCGGACGATGTTGACCGCAAGCCCATGACCATGCTCCCGGCTCTGTTTGCCGGTGCATTTATCGCTCGGCACCGCTTCGTAAAGAGAGAGGTCATTGACCGCATTTATGCCCGTCTGCCCCGGAAAGACGAGCTTCTGCCGAAGCTGGTAGAAATGTATAACGAACCCATTCTCTCTCTGATGGAAGAGCCTACTCCTGACGAGGGCGGCGAGGGAAACATGGACTGGACTGCCAACTGGTAAGCGGGTTGCAGTCCGATGAACGAGGGGGCGGTGGCGTAGTTCGCCCCGCTCCCCGTTTCGCTTACACGGAAAAGTTTTATGAAGTGTTCCCCTTCTACTTGGCAATCGGTATGACTGCCGAACAATATTGGGACGGAGATTGTGAGCTTGTCAGATACTACCGCAAAGCCGCAAAAATCCGGCAAGATTTGAAAAATCAAGATGCGTGGTTGCAAGGAATGTATATCTATCAGGCAATCGGCAATCTGGCCCCCATCCTCCGAGCTTTTGCGAAAAAAGGCACTAAGGCTGTGCCTTATCCCGATCAGCCGTTTGCGCTGAACACCATGCAGAAGGAGGAAAAGAAACAGGCCAAACGGGAGAAGCAGGACGAAAAGGCGAAAGCCTATTTCCAAGCATTGGCTATGTCGTTCAATAAGAAATTTCAGGAGAAAGGTGGTGGCGTAAATGGCTGATAATGTGGAAATTCAGGGTTTGGAATTTCAAATCCAAGAGAACAGTGCAGGAGCCGTAACCGGACTTGAAAATCTGAAAAAGGCCCTGAGCGGATTGAAGTCTGTGACCGGCAGCAGCGTCAAGGGGCTTGACAGCACCAGCAAGAGTATTCGGGAATTGAAGAACGCTCTCTCCGGCCTGAACAGCGGTGATATGTCCCGGAAGTTGACGCAGATTGCCTCCGGCCTGAGAGCATTGGAACAGGTCAGAGGGGTCAAGATTTCCAATTCTATCCTTAATCAGCTTAACGCTCTCAATGCCGCCCTGAAAAATGTCAGGTGGACGGACGGGGACAAGATCAGAACCCTTGTAGATGGTCTGCGTCCTCTGTCCGAGCTTGGAAGAGCCAACATGACTTCCTTCATCAATCAACTCGGAAAACTCCCGGCACTGATTGACGAGTTGGAAAAGGCAGATGTTGACAAGTTCACTCGCCAGATGAAGGAGCTTGCCGCCGCTATGAAGCCTTTTGCAGATGAAATGCAGAAGGTGTCCAATGGATTTTCCGCTTTTCCGTCCAGAATACAGAGGTTGATTGCCAGCACAGACCGGTACAACAATTCTGTAAACCGGGCTACTACCGGTACTAAAGCGTGGTCTAATGCTCTCGCAGGTATCAAACTTTCCACGGTACTCTACGCCTCTAATCGAATTGGTGCCGCACTTGCCGGATATATGTATCAGGCTTCCGAGTGGGAAGGTATCATGTACCGCTTTGGTCGAGCTTTTGGCGAAGAGGCAGAAGAAAATTACAAGTGGATTAACCGTCTAAACTCTGAGCTGAAAATCAATGTTCAACAGTTCATGCAGTATGCTTCCATCTACGGCACTATGCTGAAAGGCTTCGGTGTCGCACAGAAGGACGCTGCGGCTATGGCTATGAACTATACCGAGCTGACTTATGATATTTGGGCCGGTTACAACGACATTTACAAGAGTTTTGAAGACGCTGCCGTTGCTGTGCGCTCTGCTATTGCCGGTGAGGTTGAACCCATCCGTAGAGCTGGTTTCACCATCGTGGACTCTCAGTTGAAAATCACGGCGGCAAATTACGGTATTGCGTACAGCACTCAAAGCGCAAGCGAGGAATTGAAGTCCTATCTGCGGTATCTGACCCTGATCGACCAAGCCAAGGCACAGAATTTGATTGGCACTTATGCCCGTGAGATGACTACCGCAGAAGGTCTTATGAGAACCCTGCGTCAACAGCTCACCTCTCTATCTCAGGCTTTTGGCTCTTTCCTTCTTCCTGCTTTGGTGAAGGTTTTACCCTATGTGCAAGCCTTTGTGGAGCTGATTGGGGAAGCGATTGCGGCTCTGGCACAGCTCTTTGGCATTGACTTGAAGCCTGTTGATTTTGGAGTCAGTTCCGGTGCCTCCGCTGCCGGGGATATGGCTGATAACCTTGGTGACGCTGCGGGTGCCGCAAAGAAGCTGAAACAGTACACCGCTGGTTTTGACGAGCTGAATGTTTTTGACCCTAATCAGGGAGCCGGGGGAGCTGGTGCCGGTGTTTCCGGTGGAGGCTACGAGGGTGAGTTTGACATCGGTAAACTGTGGGACGAGAGCATTTTTGAGAACATCAATTCCCAGGTTGACGAACTGAAAGAAAACCTGAAAGGTGTTCTTTCCACTGTGACCAGTATTGCGGCGGGTATTTTGGCGTGGAAGGTCGCCAAAGATTTCTTAGCGGCCTTGAAACTTCTGAAAGAACTGAACTCCAAGAATTTTGCCTTCAAACTGGACTTCAAAGTTCTCGGCTTGTCCATGTTCCTCGCTGATTTGAAGGAATTTGAAAGGTATCTGAAAGATTTCCTGGACAACGGCCCTACCTTCCAGAATGTTGCCGGTATGATTAGTTCCTTTGCCGGTATGGTGGGGGACGCTCTGATTATGCTCGGCGGTTTGAAGGTTGGCGGTGCGCTGAAAGTTATTCAGGGTATCGGTGAGATCGTCATTGGTATCAGCGACATTGCGGAGAATGGTGTCAATGCGGAAAATGCCCTAACTGTCATCCGAGGACTGACTAATATCGCCATTGGTATCGGCGTGTTTACTGGAAATATCAAGTTGGCGGCATGGAGCGTAGCCATTCAAGGCTTCACCACCATCATCCGTGAGATTGCTACAAATTGGGACGCTATCAAGCAAGGCGATTGGAGCGGTGTGGACAAGGTGGCTCTGATTATTGGCGGTTTGGAAATCTTGGGCGGTTTGGTAGTCGCTCTTGATGTATTTTCCAAGTTGAAGGGTATCTCTAACCTGGGCAATGCCACTACCGCTATGAACACACTCTCCAATGCTACGGGAACGATTGATACTACCGTTAGTACCCAGCTCTCCCCCAAGCTGAAATCTCTGGCGAAGAACCTCGGCCTTGGTGTGGTAGTCATTGCCGAAGTTGCGGCAGCGGCAATTATCTTTACCGGGGCAATCGCCATCATGGGCCATGAACTCGAAGAAGTTGGTAAAGCGTGGGAACCTGTCATTGAAAACGGAACCACCGTTGCAACTGCAATCGGTATTGGAGCTGGTATCTTGGGTGCGGTCGGTTTAGCCGCATACGCCTTGGGAACCGGAGGTAAGACCATTGCCTTGAATATCGGCATCGGAACAGCTATCTTACTGGAACTCGGCGTAGCTACCGGTCTGTTCTTGGTAGAAATTTGGGCCGTAGGTAAGGGGCTTGACGAGATTGGTCAGGCATGGCAACCGGTTTTGGACAACGGCGAAGAGATTGCTACCGCCATTGGTGTAGGCACCGGCCTTTTGGTTGGCGTAGGTACTGTGACGGCAGCTCTTGGCGCAATCACTATCGGTACGGCGGGGTTGCTTCCTGCGGCAATCGCCTTGGGAGCCGGTATTCTGGCAGAAATGGCCCTGGCTTGTATCGGGTTGGTGGAAAGCCTACGAGCTGTTGCGGACGAATTGAACAATAACCTTGCCCCCTCTCTCCGGGACTTAAACAGCACTCTTCCCCAGCTTACCGATGATATGTCCGATTTTGTGGATTTCATGTCTACCTTTGCCGGGGAGATCAGTTCCTATACTGACTCTATGGGCGGTATCACCTGGGACAGCATTGTAAGCGGCTTCCAGAAGCTCTTTGCCGGTAATCCTATCGGCGATTTCGCTGATGATGTGAACGCCATCTACACGGACACTAAGAGCTTGAATGACGAACTGCGGCTTGCAAACCCGGAACTGCAAACCGCTGTAACCCTGCTGACACAGTATGCCGCTCTTATGGAGCAGCTTGGTATTCTGACGCAGGAAAACGGCACGGCAAATTTGGCAACTGGTATCTTTACCAATCTGCAAGTCTGCGGTGAGCAGCTTGTGACTGGCTTCTCCACCGGCATGACGAATAAAATGCCTCTCATTCAAGCCAATGTGGAGCAGATGAAGACCACCCTTGACACCAACTTCAATACGCTGGTAGACGGGGTTGTGCAGAAGTGGCAGACCGGTTTGGACACCATGAACACGGATTTTACTACTTTCCGCACAAATACGCTTCTCGGCTTCACGGACTTCCAAACGCAGATGACCACTGGCATGGACGATTTTACGACCACCTTCCCGAAGGGGTGGAGTTCCATGTGGAGAGGCATGAACAATACCGCTATCATCCAGTGGAACTCTACTCTGAACGCAATGGAAAGAGGCATGAACAATGCCATCAACGCACTCAACCAAGTCATTCGCTCTATCAACGCTGTTTCTTGGATTACGGGTATCAGTCTGAGCTATTTTAGCCGGATTTCCATTGACCAAATCCAGTATATGGCTGAGGGCGGTTTTGTGGATGAAGGGCAGCTCTTCATTGCGAGAGAGGCCGGAGCCGAGATGGTGGGTGCCATGGGACGGCGTACCGCTGTTGCCAACAATGACCAGATCGTTGAAGGTATTTCCGCTGGTGTGTCCGTTGCTAATGACGGCGTGATCGCCGCTATCTATGCACTCATGAATATCATCGAGGACAAGGATTTGTCTGTGTCCATCGGTGATGATGTAATTGGCCGGTCTTATGACCGGTATAACCGGAGCAGAGGTGTCCGAGTGAACAGTGGTGCCTTTGCCAACGCCTACTAAGGGGGTAAGGATATGGCAGCATTTATCAAGATCAATGGTCGTGAATATCCTTGCCCCCGCAGAGGGCTTAACCTCATGACCGCTACCATCGTGGACTCCGCCAGAAACGCAAATGCTGTGGTGGTGGGTCAGGTGGTAGGCCGTGAACAGCAAAAAATCGACAATCTGGAATGGGCTTATCTGACTGCGGAACAGTGGTCGAGCCTGTTGCAAGAATTTAGAAATTTCTATGTGATGGTCACTTACCCGGATATGGTGAACAACACATGGACTACCCGGAAGATGTACCCCGGTGACAGAACGGCAGAGCCATTCCATCTTGACCCGGAAACACAGCTTCCCATTGATTACATTAACTGCAAAGTTAATCTCATTGACTGCGGAGAGCCGTTGTAAAGGAGGGCCGATATGAAATCTGTAAGTAACGCTTACAAGTCGAGTATGCGTGGCCTCCTTCGCAACCGCTCCTATGTCCGTATTACCTTCGGAAATGTGGACACAACAGCCGCAACAGACGGTGAGTGGGTAAGCAATGGGGAGCTGCCTTTTTCTGAATTTGAAACGGTAGATTACCCTTATCAGTATGGGAGTCCCTATGCCGTTTTGGAATTAAATAGGTGGGCATTAGATGGTAAAGCTCTCATTCTTCCCGCCAGTGGAACGGTGCAGGACGGTTTTGTGTCCAGCCTCATGAGTGACGCTGAGGGAGCGTTCAGCACTCCGGCAGTTATTACCCGACAGTTCTCTGCTCCCCACACCTTCCCCGGTTTGACGCTGACTTTTGATACCCGGTATCAGGAATGGCCCTTACAGATCACCGCAAGGTTTTATCTGAGCAATGCCCTGGTTGATACCCAAGTAGTACCTGTGACCGGCGTAGAGGCCGTGGTAAACACGAGAGCGGCCCAGGTAGACAAGGTGACGATCACCTTCGACATGGCTCTTCCATATCGGAGGCCCAGGCTGGAAGAGGTTCTATACGGCCTGAACAAGCAATTTGTGAACAAGGATATTATTTCCACTCAGCAAAAGCATGATGTTGACCCTCTGAGCCGCAGACTGCCAACTGAAACGATGGAGTTCACCATCATTGACTACGAACACAATTATGACCCCGATAATCCGTCTGGCATCTACGCTTATGTGGATAAGAACTCTCCCATTGAAATCCAATTCGGCTATGAGTTGCCGGACGGCTCTGTGGAGTGGATTAAATCTGACAGGTATGTGCTGAACGGCAAGCCCACTACCAAGGATAACCAGACAACCTTTACCGGAACCGGCCTGATTGGAAGTCTGACGAAAACCTTCTACAAAAGCAAACTTGGTTCTAAAAGCCTGTTCGCCATGGCAGAAGAAGTTCTGTTGGACGCTGATTTGACCCTGACGGAACAGGGAACGCACCCGTGGGAGATTGACGAGAGCTTGAAGCAGATGTTCACTACGGCGGCTCTCCCTATCGACACGCACATGAACTGCTTGCAGTTAATCGCTCATGCGGCCCGTTGCCGCCTGTTTACGGACGATGACAACATCATCCATATCAAACCCTTTGGTGTGACCGTGACGGGTATTTACAGCGGCCAGTGGGCCGACAACGGCCATCTCTGGTACAGCGAGTGGGGAACGGTGGATAAGGGCAATACCAGCGAAAACACTTATGCCGTATTTGAGTTGAACCGCTGGACGCTGGACGGCGGCAATCAGGTGATTATCCCTGATGATGACCCCAATGGGAGAGGATATATCAGCGAAGTCATGACCAATGCGGAAGGGACATTTACAATGGCCCCGGTCTTTACCAAAACCTTTGATGTGTCGCATGACCTTCCTGTGGTCGCTATCCGCTTTGATACGCCTATGGACGAATATCCCACCTCTATTCAGGTGAAGTATTACAAGGACACTATTCTGCTGGACACACAGACGGTTCCGGTCAATTCAGTGGAGGTGTTTGTGTCTTCCTCCTTGGCGATTGACTGTACCAAAATTGAGGTGTCTTTTCTGAGCGGACTCCCTTATCGGAGAATGAGGGTTAGTAAGGTTTACTACCGGGAAACTGACTTCACTTTGGATTTTTCTTCTATCGCAGAGAATAGTCAGGCGATCTCCAAAATTGACGAGTTAAGAGCTGTCACCGTGGCTCGGTACTCCTACGCTGCCAGTGATAGTACCACCAATCTCTACGAGGAAACGACCACCGAAACTGAGCTTCATGTTGAGTTCTCTGGTCTTGCACAAGATATTCAGATCAATGTATCTGGCGGAACGCTGGTATCTTCCAACATTTACGCCAGAGCTGCGGATTTGGTGTTATCCTCCGGCACTAAAACCGTAACCATTACCGGACGGACTTTGCAGGAGAACTCGGTGGTCGTTTCCTACCCCGTAGCTCTCACCGGAGAGGTAGACAAGGAGGAAAATCCCTTAATCACCAATGACAGTATGTGCCTTGCTCTGGCAAACCATGTAAAGAATTATCTACAAATGCGAAACACCTATGATGCAGATTATCGTGGAAACCCGGAGATGGAGGTAGGCGACATTATTGGTCTGCAAACCCGATACACCAATGAAATGGACGCTCTGATCTTGGTGGATGAAATCTCCTTTAACGGCTCTCTGAGCGGAAAGATGAAGGTGAAAGGCTTGATATGAGTATTATCAATGAGCTTGTCTACAACCGCACACAGGCCGATGTAGACCGGGTTTATACCCTAAAGAACAAAATCCTCACGGGAGGGCTTGCCGCCCTCACCGCTGAGGAAAAAGCTGAATATCTGGCCGGAATGAAAGGTGCCTATAACTACACGGACTTTAACCGGCTCGGAGAGGCAATCACCTATCTGGTAGAGCAAATGAAAAAGCTGGACATTCATGATAGCTCCATTGTCCCGAAGGTAGATTGGGCTATGGGAGATACCCCAACCCAGAGTCAGGTAAGAAATCTCCTGAGCTGCCTGACAAAATTGAGGGCAAAGCTCTCTTTACCGGACAATGCTCCGTCTGTGCCGAACTCTCTGGACAAGTTGACCTATCAAACGGCAAATGACATGGAGCTTCTGCTTTGGATGATTGACCAGCGAATTACACAGACAACCGCAGCGTTCCGCTATTCCGGGACGATATATTGTGGACAATAAGGAGGAACTTATAGCATGAAAGACACCAGCATCAAGGGCAATGGAAAGTCCAGCATTATCAAAGCCCCTTCTGATATGCCCGAAACCTTTGAAGCATGGCGGGAACAGCTTCTCGCCGGAGAAGGCTACCTTGATGTGCGGTTGAATACCGATACAACCGGGGAAAACGCCGGGTGCAATGAAATCGGCACCGCTCTGAATAAAGCCAATCTGCTGAATGATACCACGAAAGCGGCCTTGGAACTGACCCAGACAGACCCTACGGTAAATGACGCTCTGTATGCCCTAAGTCAGAAGGGTTCTCCCGCTGAGGTTCATGTGATCGCAGACAACGGAACCCAGGTCACAATGAGTAAGGGGAGTAAAGTCCTAACCGCTCAGGTGTCCAATGGTGAAGCGGTTCTCTACCCTGCCGAGTTGGGCGATTGGAGTATTCAGTACATCTTTGGCGGCTCTCAGAAAACTCGGACTTGGACTCTGGAAGTCATTGGTATCGTCTATGTCTATCCCTTCGAGATCGGAGCTACCCTGAACGATACCGATTGGGAAGATATTGAGATTTGTGGTCGCCTGGGTATGGCGGAAAAATTCTTCAAGGTGGGAGATACAAAGACTGTAAACATCGGCGGAACTAACTACGAGGTACAGATTATTGATTTCAACCATGACGATAAAGTATCTGGTGGTAAGGCCCCCATGACATTCCAGCTTGTGGACTGCCTCAATCAGACGGCACAGATGAATAGCAGTAACACCAATACCGGAGGCTGGAACGGTTCTGCCATGAGAACCAGAATGGCTACCTATAAAAGCCAACTTCCGGCGGCTCTTCGGAATGTCATCAAGACTGTCAAGAAGAAATCCGGCACCGGTGGCGGAAGTTCCAGCGGTACGCAGACCACCAATGATGACCTGTTTCTGCTGTCCGAAATTGAGATTTTTGGCACGACCACTTACTCGGTAGCCGGTGAGGGTACACAGTACGCTTGGTACAAGGCCGGGAACACCAGAATTAAGAAAGTCAACGGTTCTGCGAACACCTGGTGGGAGCGTTCGCCTTATAGCGGCGGCACCAACTGTTTCTGCGGTGTGAGCGGTTCGGGAATCGCCAACTATTACGGCGCCAACTACTCTGGTGGCGTGTCCTTCGGCTTCTGCGTTTAATCCAATATCTGCTAAATCCCGCCCCGTAAGGGGCGGTATAGGAGGGTAATTATGTCAGTCATCAAATCTAAACGGGGAGAAAGCCCAATGCAGTTCATCGAAACTGCAAGAAAACTGGAAGCTCACACTTTTTCCGTTGTCACCAAGGCTCCTAAGCGGTACGGCCCCTATCTCCTTTACAAGCTCATGGCTCTTGCCACCACGGTTCATGACGAGGTTCGGGCGGCAAACAATATCTATCCGAGAAACCAGCATGAAGCGCAAATGCGCCGGGACTGCCTGACAAGAGCCAATATTGCCCTCCAAAATCTCAGTCCAAAGCTGACCTTGCTCTATGACGCTATTCTTCAAAACCCGGAAAAATGCCCGTGGATTGACCACGCCATGCAGGAGTTCGGAGAGTACATCAAAGAGGAAGCGAAGCTGATCGCAAAAGTGAAGAAAGCTGACAGCGAGAGGTATAAAGACCTCCCGGTGTAAGTTTTCAGATATGGGTCAAGTCCTGTCATCCGTTTATTGTTCTGCGAACAACTGGTGGGAGCGTTCGCCTAATAGCGGCAACACCAACAATTTCTGCAATGTGAACAGTTCGGGAAACGCCAACAATAACAACGCCAACAACTCTAATGGCGTGTCCTTCGGCTTCTGCAACTTCGTATGGGTCAGTCGTAGTAACCCCGTTGGGTGAAATCAGTACCCTTTGCAGAAGGAGGGCTTGTACCCTGCCGAAAGGCTAAAACTTCCGGGTATATCGTTTGAAATATACCCTTTCCGGCAACGGGAACTTCCGATGTAGTCAGCCGGACGCTGCTTGCATGGTGAGCGATTGTACGGTAGCTCATTTCATGGCTGGTACTACTATGCAGTTAGAACCCGTACCCCACAATAATACTGTACGGAGGGAACCCCTTTTTATGACAAGTGAGGAACGAAGGGAAATCCGTTATCAACGCAGGAAAACAAAGAGGGACGAGGCCCGTCTAAAGCGAAGTATGGCCTGTGGAGATTTTGATGAAGTCTTTTCGTTCCGGCATCTATATCTCTCTGCGAAAAAGTGCTGTAAAGGAGTGTACTGGAAAAGTTCTACACAAAGATATATCAGCAATCTTATCCCAAATATCTCTGAAACCCTATTATCCCTGAGAAATGGCACCTTTATTCACCGAGGCTTCCATGAGTTCTACATCATGGAGCGTGGCAAGAAACGGCATATTCGCTCTGTTCATATCTCGGAGCGGACAGTCCAGAAATGCCTATGTGATTACTGCATTGTGCCAATCTACTCCGCCTCTTTCATCTACGACAACTCCGCCAGTTTGAAGCACCGAGGAATGGACTTTGCCTTACGGCGGATGGTCTATCACTTGGAACGGCATTTTCGCAAGCATGGTTTGGCTGGTGGCATCTTGATCTATGACTTCAAGAGCTTCTTCGATGACGCTCCCCATGAACCTCTGCTGGCGGAGGCGGAAAGACGGCTCCACGATGACCGTATTCGGGCTTTACACAACAGCTTCATTGCGGATTTTGGCCCGGTAGGGCTTGGCCTGGGCAGTCAGATCAGTCAGACAAATGCTCTGTTGCTGCCGAGTCCGCTTGACCATTATTTCAAAGAAGTCCTGGGGATTGAGGGATATGCCCGGTATATGGATGACGGCTACGCCATTCATGAAGACCTGGATTATCTAAAGGGCGAATGTATGTTGGGATTGGAAGAGGTCACTCGGCACCTTGGACTCCGGCTCAACTGGAAGAAAACCAGGGTTGTTCCTCTGGTGGACTTCTACCGATGGTTGAAAACCAAGTTCATCGTCACACCGCAGGGGAAGGTGATCTTGAAGATGAACCCGGCTTCTACCAAAATCATCCGGCGCAAACTCCGTTCTTTTTACCGAAAATGGCAGATGGATGAAATGGCCCTGGCTGATATTCGCAATTCAGTGGACAGCTATAACGGCCACATGATGCGAGGCAATAGTTATAAGGTAAAAGAGCGAACCAATCAGTATTTCAAATCCATGTTTGGTTTCTATCCGAACAAGAAAGGTTGGGAAAGAAATGTATCGAATGTTCAAAGGAGAAATTGTACTGGCAACAGTTACGAACCCTGTTTGGGTCAAAAAGCAGGATAACGGCAGCTATGGCCTGTGTAGTGAGCAAGAGGCTCAGGGTGTCGTGATTGAGGGTACTGTGTACCATGTAGAGGGTAGGGACGAGTTGGACGGTACGGAGAGCGTTATCGTGACCGAAATCAGTGAGATTGCCTACCAGAAAGAGCAGGAGGCCATTATTCAGAGAAAAGCGGAGCAGGAGGAAGTAGACGCTATTGCGGCGGCGATTGAGAGGGGGCTTGCGCTGTGAATAAGAAGATGTTGGACGCTTTGACGAGTGCAATCTATGTGTCGAAGCTAAGTCTGGCTGGGGAAGCAGTGACGGAGGATGACCAGAAAATCAGAGCCGCAGGGTTGTACCCCGATTGGGAGGCTGGAAAGCATACCAAGGGTGAAATCTACAATACCCATGCTGGGGACAGCCTGGGAAACGAGTGGGAACAGACTTGGGAGTGTTATCAGGCTTACGACAATGCCACCTATCCCGGCCTCATTCCCGGCAACTCCTCCTGGTACACCTTCAACCGGCCCCTGCATGGGAAGACCAAGGAAACGGCCCGTCCCTTTGTCCCTGTTCAGGGAGCGCACGATATGTACCACACTGGTGAGTACATGATCTTCACGGACGGGAAAGTGTACCGGTGCAAGCAGGACACCAATTTCTCTCCCACCGATTATGCTCAGGCTTGGGAGGTAGTGGAATGACGGAGGCAATCATTGTAGCTATTATCACGGGTGGGCTGGCTCTGCTTGGCACCATCTATTCCAGCAATAAGACCGCTCAGACCATGAACGCCAAACTGGACAGGCAGCAAGCGGTTACGGAAACGAAGTTGGAAGACCTCACCCGTGAAGTCCGGGAACACAACAATTTTGCCAAGCGTATGCCCGTGGTGGAAGAGCAAATCAAGGTCATTAACCATCGTATTTCTGACCTGGAAGAGTTTCACAAGCCGGATTAACTGAACATTTTCAGTGTATCTACTAATTATTTTCAGTGGTCAATAGTGAGTTTAGTGAATGATTTTAAGTTTTTGCTATAAAGTCCCCTTAGAGAGCGTCCCTATAAGAGAGTTTATGGTAAAAATCGAAAATGGGTCACTAAACTCACCAAAATAGAAAGGAGAGTTCTCATGGAAATCATCAAGAAGAAGCTGGCAAATCTGCTGTCTGTCAAGTCCCTCGTGACCCTTGTGCTGACCGGTGTGTTCGCTTTTATGGCTTGCACCAACCAGATCAGCCAGGACTTCATGACCATCTATGCCGTCATTATTGCGTTCTACTTCGGCACTCAGAGCCAGAAAGCGCAGGATTTGATGGATTACCCGAAGGGGGAGTAAGTCATGATGAAAGCAACTGAGCTGGTCGACAAGGTCATTGACATTGCAAAGAACGATAAGACACTGTATGTCATGGGGTGTTTTGGAGCACCCCTGACTGCGGCCAACAAGAAACGGTACACCACCAATCATTCCTACAACAAAGCTGCGGCCCGTGTGAAGATGATTAACGCCGCTTCCGAGGACACCTTTGGGTTTGACTGCGTATGTCTTATCAAGGGTATTCTGTGGGGCTGGTGCGGCGACAAGAGTAAGACCTACGGAGGGGCGAAGTACGCTTCCAACGGTGTACCAGACATTGGGGCCGACCAGATGATTACCAAGTGTCCTGACGCTTCTGCCACTGGTTGGGCCGACATGGAACCCGGTGAGGTGGTATGGACTACCGGCCACATCGGTATCTACATCGGTGATGGTCTGGTTGTCGAGTGTACGCCTAAGTGGAAGAACTGTGTGCAGATCACGGCGGTGGGCAACATCGGCCCCAAAGCCGGGTACAATACCCGCACCTGGAAGAAGCATGGTCACATTCCTTATGTGGAATACGATAAGGTTCCTTCCGTAAAGCCACCTGAGCCTGATACGGTTGTTCCCGCACCCGTTACCGAGGTCAAGGCCACCGGTACTGCCAAATCCTTTAACAAGGCTGTGGCTGGCTCCTACAAAGTGACAGCAAGCTCCCTGAATGTTCGTAACGCTGCTGGTACGGAGCATAAGGTTTTGACTACCATTCCGAAAGGAACTGTGGTCAAGAATTATGGTTACTATACGGTGGTCAATGGCGTAAAGTGGCTCTATGTCAAGTTCACCTACAAGCGAGTGACCTATACCGGGTTCTGTTCTGCGGCCTATTTGAAAAAGTGAGGGTGGTATCAATGAGCGGCAAGCGAGTTGCCACGAAGCCGAAAAAGAAGGTGAAGAAGCGTACTCTTTTCACAGTCTTCTCCATGTTCAATCTGTTCTGGTACACAATCGCTGTTCTGGTTGCCAATTTCCACGACCACATGATTTCATCGGAACTGACGGTGGCCTGGTTCTCTGCGTGGACGGTGGAGCTTGCCTTGCTCTTTGGTATCAAAATCAAGGACAAATCTTCTGATGAAAGTGCAGGGTAATCATGCAGACATTAAAGGATTTGACGCTGGACAAGCTGATAAATCTCTATGAGGGTGTGGTAGTCCATGACAGAAAACAGATTGTGGAATGGGATGGACACCGTGGGACACTTATCTACGAGATCAAGCAACGGACATTGGCGCAGGACAAAATGATTTTGGGTGCGCTGAAATGTGCCAAAGCGAACGGTTTCACCGGAGAATAAAGGAAGACACCCTCTACCGTTATGGTAAAGGGTGTCTTTTTGTTTGAACGAATATCTTTCCCCATACAATGTAAGGTTCGGATATGCGCTCAATGGTGGAGCCGAGGGGAATTGAACCCCTGTCCGAAAACAGTTTCACGGGACTTTCTCCGGGCGCAGTCAGGTTTCAGAATTCCCGCCCCGCAAAGACACCTGACAGACTTTGCGGTTTGGTAGAGTCATGATGCGTGGGCAGGTCAACTCTTTCCCGCCTCACGGACGCCACATCAACGACGCCTTCCCCGGCCTGTGGCCTCTCCGGTTCAGACGGCTGCTTTAATTAAGCAGCAATAGCAACAGTATTGTTGTTATTTAATTTATAAAATTGCCCGTTTTATGGCGGTCAGGCGCCGCCGCCCGCTTGTCCCGCTTCCCCATCCCCGTCGAAACCTTTACGGCCCCGTCGTCGGAGCAAATGTCACTCATTCCATTTCCGCCTTCCGGCGAAAACTTCATCCGTTCCATTGCTCCTCCTCTTTCGTTCCACAAACGCTCCGCTGGTTTGTGAAACGAGTTGGACGTGAGTTGCGCTTTTGAGCAAATGTCACTCATTCCGTTTCCGCCTTCCGGCAAAAACTTCATCCGTTCCAT